GGGGCTACAAAAGCAACCCTTGGCCTTGGTAACTCGCAAGTCAAACAATGTCTGATTAAATGATTTACAGCCCAGACCGTCTTACCGAAACGCCTGTGCATCACAAGCACATTCCAACGCTTCAAACTCTCATGCATCTCAGCCTGTAATACTCTAGGCTTGTAAGGTATCTTAACTTGCATCTGTTTCCCAGACTATCCGAACAGTGCCATCACCTATCTCAACACCAGCCCTGTTCTTCTGCTCACCATACCTGTCAGGCAATAACTTCCCAACCTTCCATCTAACATGGGTAGCATAGTCTCGCAGCACATTAGGGTCATAATCTTTCTCACCCCTCAACCTCTGCTGGTATAACTCATCCAACTCCTCAACAGCCTTCTCAGCACTCTGCTGCTGGGCCGTTCTGATCCTACGCTCTAACTCAGCATCCTTACCCATACGGCTGTAAATGTTACGCCTACTTATACTCAACTCAGTACATGACTTAGCAAGACTATGACCTTCCATAATCATGCCAACTAAGTCATCAATCCTTGTCTTTGTAAGCTTTGCCATGCCTCAACATAGTCATTCAGACTGTGTGTGTAAATGTAGTATTTAACATATACAATGTGGGCTAGGCTGTGTTGGGGGCTATGCCTATATTTTATGCCCCCCGTACAGCGTTAAGTCTGCAATGCCATGTTTGGAATTGTGCAATCATTGCCGCGCTAAACAGTGAGTGTTTTGTCTGATAAAAAAAACAAAAACCAATCAAAAATAAATCTGGCTGATCCAGTCTGCAATGTCTGCATAATAATGTGGGTAATGTTTGCCTAACATTGATGGCAATGTTTGCTAATCAATGTATTCAATATTTAATATCATTTTTAACAGGACTTGACAATATGACCAACGTGCAGTAAGTTTGGCCTTATCTGATTCGGATCAGATACAAAACTAGCAAACAAACATAAGGATCAAAACAATGACTAGATTATTCTTCACACCTAAAACAGTTTATGGCCAGACACTATTCTACCCAGACTGTGAGGCTACTCGCAACCTTGCCACGCTAGCAAAGCGCAAAAGCTTTGATGAGGTGTCACTGTCACTGCTCAATAAAACATATTGTTTTGAGGTAGTGGTCAATCAACCAGAATATTCATTCTAATGAGGATCAAAACAATGGACAATAAAGACACAATTTTACTCATGATTATTGGCATGGTTTTTATGTTATCAGCAATGGTTGACATATTGACTCAAGTAATGCCGTCTCCATTCCTAACAATTTTGTTGGGTATTACTGGCCTTGTTACTTTCTGGATTCCCATGATTGTAACAAGCATTGATGATTAATTAGCAAACGAAAGGATCAAGCTAATGACTAAGCAAAAAGCAAAACAATTCGTTGTAGCATACCGTGAAAAGAAAGGCCGTAAAAAAGAGGACTGGAATCACGAATATTTTTTCACTTCTCTCATGGTCACTCATATTGACGGAGAAGAACTGTCATATGAAAACCAATTCGATCTTGGTTGGGTTAGGGCCAATCAATATATCAGGCATCAAGAAAAGTATTTCGGGAAAGATCTTGAATTTACGATCTTGGTTAGACCTTGTACTTGGGATCAGGCTGGTACTGTAAAACAATATACCGCCGTTGTAGAGCCTTATGAGGAAAAAGAAACAGCTTAACAATTACTGGCTTGGCAGTGTGACGCTGCCGTGCCTTTTCAATATCTTGATAAGGTGTTGAAATGGCAATAACGCCAACATAGCAAACAGAAAAGGATCAAAGCTATGAAAAAAGACTATAACCAAATAATCACGGATCAAGTGTTGGATCTAATGACAAAACACGGATCTGACTGGACAAAACCTTGGCAAGCTAAGGCTAGTCTAGGTCATTGTAATGTAATCACTGGCAAGCCATACCAAGGGACTAATATTTTTCTTACTGCTGTTTCTGCAATGGCTAATGATTTTCAATCCTCTGAATGGGCAACGTTCAAACAATGGCAAAAGAAAAATGCCAAAGTGAAAAAAGGATCAACAGGCACGCCGATCATATTTTTTGATCGCATAGCAGTACAAGATAAAGACACTGACGAAGATCGGATTATTCCAGTGCTAAAAGGATTTACTGTTTTTAATGCTGATCAAGTTGACGGTTACAATTCGCCTGTTTCTGATCCCATTGTTCAAACAAAAGATCGCAATCAAAAAGCCGAAGCTTTGATAAAGGCCACGGGTGCTGATATCAGATTCGGCGGTGATCGGGCTTTTTATTCACCTAGCCATGATTTTGTTCAAATGCCTATTTTAGAAGATTTTAAGGGCACTGAAACAAGTTCAGATATTGAAGCTTACTATTCAACAATGTTTCATGAATTGACGCATTGGACAGGCGCAAAAACAAGGCTGGATCGCAAAAAGGGATCTAAGTTTGGCAGCAACGCCTATGCGTTTGAAGAATTGATTGCTGAATTAGGTGCTGTTTTTATTACCTGTCAGTTAGGCATAAACGTAGCCCCAAGGGTTGATCATGCAAAATATCTCAATAACTGGTTGGAAGTTATTAAGAGCGATAAGAAAGCAATGATCAAAGCGTTTGCATCTGCAAACAAGGCAAGTGAGTTTATACTTGCCTTTCAAAACCAACAAGATCTAGCAGCATAAGAAAGGATCAAACTAATGATATTCGAAAATAAAATTCAAGCTTTAATCAGCAGACGTGAGGATCTGCTGGACACGAGGCCGCCAGCTTGCTTGCGTAAAGCTAACGTGAGCAGAGAACGCCGCCGCGCTTATGATAAAATGATGAAAGATCAGATTGAAAAAATTAATGCGGAAATAAAATCATTGAGGGAAAGGATCAACAATGCTTAAAAAGATAAACAACTTTCTCATCAAATACGAAAACTTACTAGCTGGATTCGTATTCATGGCATCAATATGGGGCTTTACAGTTTTAATGATGATTTAAAGCCCGTCAGCTTTTATGTCTGCCTTGTCTGGTGGTTTACTACTGACAAGGCAGTGATAAACGCTGAGAAGTGTTTAAATCGCCAAGAATGGCATAACTAGCAAAGAAAGGATCAAACAATGAATATTAAAGTAGTGCAATCTGGACAAGGATTGCTTTCTGTAATGATTAACAATCAATTTAGCGATTGGAAGATTGCAAATAGATCGGGCATTTGGAATCTATACAAGGCAGAAACAGATCTAAAATGGAATCATGATCTTGCAGCAGTAATTCACAAGCCAGATCAGCTGAATAAACTCATCGCTGAATTTATTGAATCAGCAGATTAAAAGAGAGAGGGCAAACAATGGAAAAGAAAGTAATTGAATCGCTATCGCCACAGGTAGCACAGATTAGGCTTACTGATACCATGATCAATAAGTACATCATGGACGCAAAACAGGACACGCAAAAACTAGCTGCTTTGTTTGATGTTGACTATAGCCAGATAGAGAAAGGGCAAAAAATCACTGTTAAAGGTGTTTGGCATGACGGTACGGCTTGCAGTGTCACTTTTTACAGGGCCAGAACAAGGGGAGATAAAAGGATCAGCATATCAGGCTTAAAGAGAAAGGCCCAAACAGGCGATCTGATAGGCTTGTCATATATCACAGATCAAACAGGTAAAACCTACCTTGCTGTGAATGTCACAAACATAACCGCACTAGCTGAGAAACGTGCAAGCTAAAAGAGAAAGGGCAAACAATGAAAAGCAATCACTATAAGCTAGTGAATAAGACTAGCAAAATAATAGAAGCGCAAGGATCAGCAGCAGAAATGCGTAAATTACGAAAAAAGAATCCTGATCAATATGTGATCTTCCTATCACCAGGAACTGGTATTGGCGATAGGATTCTATTCTCAAACCAAAAAATAAGCTAAAAGAGAAAGGGCAGCTATGCGTTGGATTCATAACTGCCCTTTACTAGCAAACATGGGTGGATCAAGACCCATGAGAAAGGGATAACATGAATAAAGAAATGACGCCAGCAGAATTTAAAGCTGAGAGAGAGAGGCTGAAAATTACAGCTAAACAATTTGGTCAGCTACTAGGGGTATCAGAGAGGGCAGTGTTTTACTATGAACATGGTCAAAGAAAGATACCCAAGCCAATACAGCTTTTAGTGCTGCTGTACAAAAAACACGCAGTCGTAGACTAGCAGAGAAAGGATCAAGCCAATGAAAATAACTAAACTTAAAAGAGGCTATCGGATTAATGTATCAGATACAGAATATGAATTGCTTAGACTAATTAACATGGAAGGCATACAGGCATTTTACGAGTTATCAGCGGATGACCAAACAGGGTTAGAACCAGCAGAAAAAAGAATACTGACTGAAATACAAAATCAAAAAAGAGAGTGGCTTTAATCAATGCCGCACGGCATATAGCAATGCTTTGCAATGATGTAGAGCATTGCTTTTTTTATTTATAAAAAAGAGGAAGAGAAAGGTAGCATTGCCTTGCAGTTCTGCCGCATGGCAATGTAAAGAGAAATTTTAATATCA